CTGTTTGCCCAGTAAAACTTTCTGAATAATTTGTTCCAGCTTTAAATGTTTTATCGTATGCAGTCCCGCCATTTGTATCAAAAGATGCAGATATATTTGGAATCCTACCTGTTTCAGATTTGTAGGTTACATAAATTTTGTATATTTTTTTACGAATAGAAGGGTCACCAAAATCAAGGTCTTTGCTTTTATAATTAAACGTACTAACGTTAGAAGGTAGGTGGCTATATTTAAACACAGTAGATGTAGTGTTTCCAATAAAAAACATATCATTGTTACCATCAACAGCTAGTTTTGTAATAAATCTATTGTCATAATCTCTTGAAGCATCCCAACTGTCACCTAAAGTTGTCCAGGCTCCAAGTTTCATATTGTAGATGTATATTTCCCCATAATAGTTTAAAAATACAATTTGATGTTTCTTAGGAGCGTATCCGATAGAAGAGTCTTCTATTGCTCCGTTTGTTATAAAGGTACTCCAAGTATCTTCACTAATAACTGTTCGTCCATTTTTTTCTAACAAGTTTATAACTTGATTTCCGTTGTAAAGATAGGCTCCATGCTCGTTAAAAAAAGCAATACCCTTATCTGTTTTAATACTGTGATAGTCCTTGGCTATGCCGTTAAACGGAAACACATGTTCTAAAAATTCTGACCCTTGAGCTACGTTTATTATGTATAAAGTTTTTTCTTTAAATTGTAAAATTCTATCTGCAAACGATTCCAGTTTGACAATGCTTTCTCCATCCCGAACTGCAACATCAACAATACTATCTTTATTAGGAAATGTGTCAAAGCGATTTACCATGCTTTTAAGCATTCTATCAGGGTAGGTTACGTTATCTTGTTTTACATTTCCAACGTATGCCCTTCTTCCTTGCACTGTTCCCGTTTTCCAAGACGCTTGTAAAGTGTCTACTTTTTGGTAAAAACCATTTAAACTTTTCCAAGTATCTACAACATTAGCCCTCTCTGGAGTAATTCCTTTTATAATCACGGCATTTGCAAGATTAGAAGTTGTATCTGTTACGTCTACAAAACTATAATCATATGTTTCTGCCTCAGGAAAAAACTTAAAACCATTATCAATAAAATTTGTTTCGCCAATTAAATAAAAATTGTCATCATCGGTTTTTTTATAATAAACCCTTGAACCTGTAATTCTTTTATTTAAACCATAACTACTTGGCTTTGCATTAATATATATATCAAAATTAAAAAGCACTGTTCCGCCTACAACTGTTACTTGATTTAATTCTTTTGCATAACTATCGCTAGCGTCTGTGTCTTGAAATTTAAACGGCAACGATTCTTGCTTTTCATCGTCATACAACCAAGTATAATAAAAAGAATATGTTCCTTCCGTGTAGCCAATACTACCAGAGCTATCAATTACAACGGGTCCACTTACATAAAATTTTGGAATATTATTTTGAGAGTTACCATTTGAAGCGTTTATTTGCATAACTTTTATTTCAAAATGGTCATGGTCTGTTCCATATTGAGGGGGAGTACCAGTTTCAGAAGTATGCAATCCTTGCTCACAAACAACTATATTCCAACCAATAGTTAATTTAGAAACAGGAATTTGCCATTCACGGTAATTACTGGCATCTATTCCAAGTTTGATTGCAACAAAATCAACTTTATTAAATTCTTCTTCCCAAAAATAAACACCTACAGCTACTGATTTTTTTTCATCTATTATATAATTTAAATTTGTACTGTTTGTAGATATAATTTCATTATCAGCTCCGTTTGTTGTGGATTGCCCCTGGATTCCTCCAATAAACATATTATTGTCTAAAAATAAAGGGTAAACATCTAAAGCATTTTCGTAAGTATCTGCACTTCCCGTAGCGTACGTTTTATAATTAGTAAAAATATTTGCTGTTACATCTGGGTCTTTTGTGCAGTCCGATACATTAATTGCTGTTCCATCAGTCTTAACAGATACTGCGCTAGACACTCCTACGCGTAAATTCATAGCTGAGTTGTCAATTAAAGCGCTCCCAATAGCCCCTTTATATTCACCTATTGCTGAGTTTGGACCTGTTGAATCATCTGCTTTATAAGGTGTGCTTATTAAACAATTTCCCGCACTTGGAGTCGCTGGATACGCGTTTGTGTCTACCCAATCATTAATAGCTTCAGAACTTCCCAATGAAGAAAATGCGGTTCTGTTAATATATCCATACCATCTACCAAGACCTCCTAAATTTGAATCACTTATCCTTAAAATTCCATCCGCAGAAAAAAATGCAAGTTTAGCTCCAGAAGGCACTGTTATTTCATCCGCATGCCATCCATCGCTGTCTAAAATATCTATTTTAGTATCTAAATTATATAAAAAAATTAATGTTTCGTCTGCACTGCTATTGTCTATTTGAACATCGCTACTCATTACAAATAATCCATGTTTATTCGTAATAGAATTTGTTGAGTTAGTACCTGTTGTAGTTCCTGTGTCAAATTCTCCTGTAGTTGTTAATTTGCCAAGGTTAGTAATGCCAGCTTTTATATCGGGAGATTCTTCTTTAGTTACATCTCTGGGGTCTGCATTTGAGTTTAAGCCTCCATGAAACTCTCTAATTACATAGGTTTGCTTTGCCATTATTCACCACGAGCTAGAAACGGAGCTAGCGCATTGTTAAACTCTGTTAATAATTCTTGATACTGAGCGCGATGAAGTGTTACCAGTTCTGGGTCTTCATCTTCGTTATAAAACGTTATTGCTCTAAATTTTAATCTTGAGCTAGCACCTAAAACTAGCGCATGTTCTAGCTCATCAGGAAACTTAGTAACAGAACTATCACTGTGTTCTATTGTTGGGTTTTCCATTGCATAATATCTTGCTGGATTGCTAGCAGAAGGCTCTGGATAAATATATACGTCATTATCATTAAACGTCCATCTAGGAGCTTCGTCTGTAGCGTAGAAAACGCTATTTGGATTTTGTATTTTTCCTTGTAAAGAAGCGTCAATAAAAACGCAAGATAGGTACAAACTCGTTGTGTCATCCTCTTCTCTTCTCTCTACTAAAACTATTCTTGAATTTTCTAAATTGGTAGCAATAGGATTGGATGTAACGTTAGATGATTTTGTAGCAAACTGAATAAATATATCTGGTCGAACTTTATTAATAATATCTTTTGCAGTATCTTGCAAAGCGTCTTGTATAGCTTGCTCATTTGCAGAAATGTCGTCAGAACCTACACTTGCAACGGCTCCAATCATATCTTCAATTCTTTCTTGAAAATTTGCCATTAATCATCTGCTCCTGTAAGATTTTCAATAGAACCATTTCTTGTCGTTACAAATACCTGCATAGGGTTTGGAACTATGTGAGGCATAGGTTCTTTAGCTCGTGAGGTGTCAATGTATTCTTGTTCTAGCTTTTTTGCTAGTCCCATATGCCCGCTACCAACTTGAAGATTTCCTCCAAGATTTAAAAAATGACCTAATGTGTTGTGAATTGCTGCTGGAATTAATTGTTCGGGTAAATCTACTCTACTAGCTATACTAGCTTTAGGCTCTGGCTTTGCGTAATAATATACTTTTAACGTATTTCCAGAGTCGGGATTCTTTGTTAAATATAACTTATGTGTGTCTTCTTGCCAAAATCCACCGCTAGAATATGCAGTTGTTTCGCTAGAAGAATCTACTGCCACAGAAAAACTGTTGGCGTCTACTTTAGTAATCGCAAGTCTTTTACTATTTAAGTGAGATACCTTACTTGCTGTTGTATAGTGACCTTTTATTTCGCTAAAAATAACATAATCACCTGTTTCTAATCCGTGAGATGCTGAAGTTACCACGCTTGGAGATGCCCCTGTAACTCCCGTTATGGAACCTGTTGAAGTATCTGTTTTTATATAATAACCTATTTTAGAAACATCGTCATCTTCAACATTAGATATAATTGCAGATTCATCTACAAAAGGAACATCGGCTTGGTCCAACTCAACCTTGTAAATTTGACCTGAATAATTGTTTTTAGTAAAAACATACTCTTTTCCACTAGAACTAAACGATTGAAAGTCTTTTTTACGAACTGCTCTCATAGCAATATCGTTTACAGCCTGGTCAAAATAAATTTCCATTAAATTATGAGACACAGGAATCTCAATTCCACCTGCAACTACCCCTGCATCAATTAATTCGTATGCTTCTTGATACCTCATTAATATTTCTTTTTTCGTTTTTTACGGATCT